TCAGTACCTGCGAATCCTGGAATGTATGTTTGAGCATTAGTGCCCTCTCTAGTAGCATAACTAACGTTATCGAAATTATAATTTCCCGCTGAGTCTTTTAAAGGGGTTTCATTTAAGTATATAGACTTTTCAGCATCAAGCAACCCTATGATCTCGCCCTCAGAAACTAAATCTACAGTTCGAGCCTTAGAAGCAGAGAATAATGAGTCATCATCTTCTGTTGGAGACCCTCCGCCTCCGCCTTTACCTCCACCTCCGGAGCCTCTTATCCAATCCTTATCACTCATGGTGTGTAATCCTCCGGTGAAACTCCTGAGCTAATAACCGCTCCTCCTACTATTAATTGCCCATAGCATACAGGTATAGCTACTCCCTGGCGGGTAGTATTTGCTGCACCATTAAATGCGTAATTCTGTACTGATTCAGTCTCTGCAGGTTTGGGGGTAGGGGCTAACATCGATGCGATCCCTCCTAGTACTAAGGCGGCTCCGAAATTCATCCCCATAACTGCCATATTAGTATACATTGTTCCTCCTATAGTAGTAGTACTAGCAGCGGCTTGAGCTGCTGTCATTGCCCCCTGTCCTCCCATAGAGAACACTATGGGAGCTGCCCATATCATAAGAGCGCCTACTAATACCATAGTCAGCCCTTGATTCTTAGCTCCAAGTATTATAGGTATTATCTTAATCTCCTGTCTACCTACAGGGTTGGCTAGTTCTTCCCCTCTCCCTTGTAAGTAAGATTTACCTACCTTTACAGTGTACCCCACCCCTCTCTGTTCCGAAGTACTGATAAATTGTAGGAACCCTGGGTTATTAACAGCTAAGGCTTGGAAAGCCTCCCGAGGGGACTCTACGTCTAGAGACCAGTCTTTGCCATACTTTTCTGCTAACTCCCCATATAATTTAACTGATTTTAACATAATGATTTGTGCCTTAAGTGGTGCGTGGTATGCTTTCTCCAATACCCTCCGTAAAGTTCCCTATTGGATAGTCTACCGTATACGTGATGTAGTATTTTATCGTCTCCGATGAAAACTGCGGCATGGTTTGGTACCGGTGAAACTAATTTTATTAAAAATACATCATATTTTCTTACATCAGTTTCATCAAGTATACGTACAAAACCCTGATTCTCGTAGTTCTCTAAGTATCTATTCTCTCCTTTATCCCACCAGCCATCTTGACCACTGTCACAATCGAATTCGATATTTAATTCTTTTTTGAAATAATCTCTCATTAAGGTACAACAATCTAAGGTACCATAACTGAACGTTCTACCTACTAAAGGGGCTTCATACCCTTCGGGCTCCCAGCTGTATAACATGTTACCTGGCCAACTTAAAATGTGCCAAGGTTTATTAGTAGTTTCACAGGTTACTCTATCCGCCTCAGAGGGGTTGCATCCCTCGTTAGGGTGAGAGTGGCAGATACCTAGTATGGTACCCATGTCTTCTGCTTCTGCATAACTAACGGGGTCAATAATAAAGTACTTGTCGGCTAATTCGGCTATATTATTAGCAGGGAAGTACCTCTCTTTTTTACCCACCCCAACGATGAAGCCACAAGCCTCTTTAGGGTACTCAGCTTCAGTATGTTTTCTAAAATCTTCTAAGGTTCTTTCAATCATCCCATGTTAATTCCTGCTCCTGGGAATCCTCCGAAAGGGCTTTCTACCGATTCAGGGAACCTCAACTCGCAAGAGTTAAAAGTCTTCGAGCATACATCAGCAGAAGAAGAGCCTACAGTGTTATTATTTATATCCCAGAATTGGTCAGGTATCGTAGTAACTCCCCCTCCTACCATAAAAATCTGAGGAGGGTGAGTATCATCCCAAGTTCCGCCTGCTGACACACAAGTCGCCGATGTTGTGTAAGAAGTGTCCGAGCATTTACCGTACCCAGAACCTCCAGAAGTAATCGTTATAGTGCTGACGGATCCGCTAGCTATTGTAGCTGTAGCAGTAGCTCCAGAACCTACAGCATCCGAGTCTGTAAGAATGTTTACAGTAGGAGCTACTGTATAGTTTGTGCCGGCGCTGTCTATACTTACAGAGGTTAGTACTCCCGCTACTACAGTGGTGGTCCCTTCGAAATTGCCTGCTTTTAAAATAATATCTCCAGAGTATCCACACTCTACACCCTTATATCTCCATGCACAAGAGTTAGCGGTTACAGTACGTGCCGGAAGTTTCACTCCCTGAATGTCATGTGCCGCAGTTAGCTCAAACTGAATATGAGTACGAGTCTCAACGGCCTTCCTATCTATGTACCAGATCTCATCAGAGAAGTGTGCAGTATCATCGGCCGAGGCTGATGCATACCATATGCCTGGCCCCGTTGCAGCTTCACAAGTAGCTGGGTTATATACTGTCCAAGTACCCGGTATGTTGCCTGTAATAGTGTAAGACTCCCCACTAACTAGTATATCAGTATCTAATGTTAATTCAGTAGGGCTAACAACTCCTAATACTAGAGCTGTATTAGAAGTTGAATCCGTTACAGTCCCACCTATATACCCTGTAGTGAAGCTCTGTGAGCTATCTATCAATTTATTAGTAGCAACACCTGTAGTAACTCCCGGAACTACAGCACCCCCATTTTTAGTTGGATCTAAGCAATCAGACTTACTAAGGCTAGGGTCTCCACCGCTTTCTAAAGTACATACTCCTGCGACAGGGTACCCATCTGTGTAGCAGTATGAATCTAAGTACTTAGCAAAAGTTTTCTTCCTAGTTACTTTTGATCCTACTAAGTCGTCATAGCTATTAATAACTTGCGTGAGCATAGATGTAATGTTAGCAACAGTTAAAGTAGGTCTAGGAATTGCTCCCTTTCCAGAAAACTCAAAACCGTCTGCTTCAATAGGAAAGGCGGCATACCTGTTACCCTGCCACACAATTTCTTGCATATTTTCATTTATACCAGAGTGCCATCTAAAGACAGGTTCTGTGGAGGATGCTGAACCTGTAGACAGATCAAGCTCAAATAGCTCAATAACTGCTCCAGGTTCAAATCCGTGTATATCTTGGGTAATTTTATCACTCATAATTAAGGCTCAAATACTTTAGTAAAGGTTGCTGAAACAGTTCTAATACCGCTGAGAACTTCCTGGGAACTCCATTTATCACATTTGTACTTCTTGTACGGGTATATTGTATACGTTTCTGCTTCTAACATAATGTCTATAGATAGAGACAATTTTGTGGCACTATCTACTGCAGTTACTATCGCCGTATTTCCTAGTGAGTCTGTAACTGTAGTATTTAAGTATCTAGCAGTAAAATACTGACTAGTATCTATCAACTTTTTAGTGTCAGCGCTGGTAGCCGTGCTAGATATGTCATACCCCGTAGGGTACCAATCAAAAGGAGTTACTCCTCCGTGTTCCTCTAAGAATTTGATTATCTTGTTAGACTCTGCCGAAGTTCTGTTCTTCCACGTTAGTTCCCATACTTCGGGAACATTATTAATACCTGCAGCTACTCGCTGCTCATATCCATCTCCGTAAGTAGCTGTAAGAACTCTGGGTTTACTAGAGGTTTTTAGTCCTCTGTCTGGGCTTACATTTACGTCTAAGTTAAAATTTTCCATTATTAGTAACTACTAAGTAGTCCTCCAGGTCGTTGTTGTTGCATTAACTCTTGCTGTACTGCTTGAGATACCATGTATCCTAATTGCTTAGCTTGATCTCCGTCCATACCACTTTGAGTATCGGACTTAGCGTTTCCATTGCTATCTACTGTAACATTAACAGTAACGTTGTTGTCTCCACTATTTCCGCCTGCCCCAATTACTGGAATAGACTTGCCATCAGGTAGTGGAACTACCGCTTCGTTGTACTTACCTTCGCCAACTAGTCCTAGCGTAGGTTGTTTAACTGTACCGCCGTTTGCAAATGCTCTGAAACCCCCCTTAGCTACACCACCATTAGCGAACCCAAAAAAACTATTTATTGCACCGCTCATAAGATTAGTACCTACCGTAGATAAGGAATTAGTAATAAGTGCTTTAGCATTTAAGTTATCATTCTGTATCTGGGAG